TGTTACAACAAATCTATTATCGTTAGTTCCAACGTTACCAAATGCTATGCTCTTAGAGCCTGCAGATGCTAGTCCAGCTGGTAAACTACTAGTTGACCAAGTATCTCCATCAACGCTATATGCCGCTGTATTATCTCCTGCACATACAGCAACTACAGCACTTGTTTTGTAAACACTCGATCCGTCATCTAATAATCCAGTTGCTATTGATTCGTATGAACCTGATCCTGGAGTTGGTAACGCTTCTGCTGTCCAAGTAATGCCGTCAACACTTTTAAGTCCGCCAGTACCACTAGTTGGTATTGCAACAAATCTACCTTTTTGTCCTAATCCAGTAAAGTCAAAATCAACAATAGCACCTGTGGCTGCGTTAATTGTTGTGATTGTAATAGTAATATCATTTGCAGGTGTTGCGCCACCTAATGAAGTTCCTGGAATTTCACAGTGGTTTAATCTACCATAACCAGATCCTGCATTATTTAATGTAACATAATACTTTTCGCCGTTTCTAGTAATATCAAATGTTGCACCAGTACCATCTGATTCAGTAACTGTTGCTACTCCTGTGTACTGTGCTGATGTTTCTACAAATATAGCATCTTGTACTTCTGTTGCACCACTAAGTGTCCTTTGTGTATTAGACTGTGGCGGTGCTGTAAATGTCGCTGCTGGTTCAATTTGATATGTTGATGTAGAGTTAGGAGCAGCAAATGTTGTTCCAGGAACAACGTGATCCCAACCTGCTGTACCATCTGATACCTTAACTACTGTTGCACGTTTTGTACCTGCATCATATGTGTCAATTATACCAAATAGTCCTATACCTGCACCACCAATGATTTGAACTCTCATACCAATGTATGCCGAACTTACATTACCGTCTGTCGATGAAAGATCAACATATGTAGTTCCACCGGACTGTGCAACGTTTGACACCGATGTATATCCAGTACCACCTGCTGTATCTGGTGTAGTTTCAATAATACGAGTTTGGAACATTGCTCCGTCTCTATATTCGTCTGCTAGTACTTCTTCATTAGTACCTGGACCAAAGAACTCAAGCAATGCTTCAGTATAATCGTTACCTGAATGACTAAATTCAACATTTAGTATTTCATTATTATTTGTATTAACACCTGAAATAGTTGCACTATATTGTGATGCGTTATCAATAACTGCTGTTACTGGAACTTCAGTTGGGTCAACACCCTCTGCTGACGATCCATATTTACCATATGAGTTATTACCGTTAGTTGCACGTATACGTCCGCCGTTCTCTGCAAGATAACCTACGTGTGAGTAGTATGTAAACACTGACACAAGTTCTGCTCTACCGTTGTTTGTAATCCATGCTCCAATACCATCACTAATAACCTGTGTAAAGTCGTTACTAACAATTGAGTCATTTCCGCCTGCGTGTAATGCACCGTCGATTTTTTGACCAGTTGCTCCAAAACCAAATGTTGTACAGTTCTGTACATACGGAGATCTTGCTGTAATCCATACACGTTTATCATTTGGACCCCAACCCGGATCTAACGATGCATACGCACCTGCTGTTGGTCTTTGTGTACCAAACGAGTTTGCTGGTCCTAAATCACCTTTTAGTCCTTTCATTGTTTGTAGTCTTATTCCTGTACCATTACGTAAGTAGTAAAAGTCTTCTTCTTGTGAGCCAATAACACTATTAACATAATATCTTGCAGCCAGTAATGTTTTGTATATTCCTGGTCTGTAGAATGTTAATGCGTTTTCTGTATTACCAATTTTATATTGACGTTTCCATGTCTGAGCCCATTCAAGGTCCCATTTCATTGCATTAACGTATTCTTTAACATCACGTTTACAAATTGCTTCGCTGTAAACATATGCTTTTTCAATTTTAATTGATCCGCTCCACGGATTATCAACAGCTACTTCTGTACCGTCTACACTAGTTGATAAACTAAATTGTGTTCCGCTAATAATTTCTTTTACATAGTACTTTGTATTAGGAAGGAACAATCCAGAGTTTTCTAAAATACTGTTTGTATTAGTTAACTTAACTTCCATACCTTCATCTAACCAGGCTGTTGAAGTAACTGTTAATCTATTAGAATTTGTTCCACCTGCTGAACCGCCAGCTACTACTGATGTTGCTGTAACAGTATCACTAAAGTAATCATTTACATAAGCAACAACTTCGTCTGCAATAAAGTCTTTATTAAGTTCTAATTGACGTATAGCATTAAACACTTCTTGATCATCAACTGACTTCATGCCGCCTTCTGCAGCTCCAGCAAATAATGTATCTTGAACTATTTGCCATGTTGTGTTGATTCCTGCTATAGCATCTGCTTCGCCACCTACATTTTGTACCGCAAGTGTTTTTGCAAATTCATTTGCAGCAATAGTTGCTGTCTTTTGATCTCCAACAACTTTACTTGATGGTGCTCTTAAGTAACTTAATGCTGTTATCAAACTAGCATAGTTAGTACCTAATTGCCAATCATATGCTGCTGCATCAATGATTAAGCCAATGTCTCTAGTACACTTAGCATGATCATATTTAAAGTCATTATATGTATCAGTAATGAATTGTAATACACTTAATATAGTTGCAGGTCTTGCAGTGTCAACATCAGTTTTATCTGACTGAATAGCACTTGACGCCCAAGTAACATCTGGATATACTACTGCCGGAACACTGTCAGTATTGCCTGCTGTAAGTGCATCTGTAATAATAGTCATACCTGCAGCTATTGAATTAGCTTCTGTAGCACTTGCCGGTGTACCTAGTGTAGTTTGAACTTCACTATTTCCAGACTGTGCTGTAACACTTGATTCTTGTACAACTAAACCTAACAATGTACTCATATGGTTATAAGCTGCTACAGTTTCAGTTACTTGTCCATCTGGATAAATTGCACCAAAAATTCCAAAGTATGATTCTGTTATTCTTGTTGCAGCCATTGTACCGCCATATAATACATCATAACACATTGCGTCAACTATGTAACCTACATCTCTAGCACATTTTGCCTGATCGTATCCTACTGGTGGTGTATTGTTGTTAACATATGCAACAACATCTGCTTTAATAAATTCTCTGTTTGCTACTAAGTTATCCTTTGCATCTACTCTGTTTTGATCAACACCTGATGGACTTGGAAAACTTAGTGTGTCTGCTATTCCATCTCCTGGAACAGCTGGACCTGTATTATTATTAATAATATCAACAATTTCGTTCATTGATGATTGAATTCTAGTTTCAGCAGTTGCGTCACTAGTAATAGCTAATACTAAATCTCTAGCCTTTCTAACAGCACCAATAGTTTCTACTCTTTGATTTGCTAGATTGTATGCATTAATTGGTCTAGTATAAGCAATACCGTTATAAACACCATTGTAATTTGTTCCTAATGCTGCATCAAACATTACATCAGTAATGATGTTTGTTAAGTCTCGTCTGCAAATTGCACTATTATATTTGAAACTACCAAAGTTGTTATTAATGAAGTCAATTGTTTGCTCACCAATTTCAGTTTTCTTACTTGCTAATGTTGTTGCCGCTGACTGTAACCCAGCTGCTGCACCTGTTACTACAGGATATGTAATACTTGAATTACTAGGGCCGTTATCAACAATATCAATAATATCGTCAAACAAGTTACCTATTGTAGTTGCATCTGCTGCATCTCCGCCGATACCACTTACCTGTATAACAGTTGATTGATATGTTGGACTAACAGCAAGGTCTCTTGAAACTGTTTGTGAGTGTGCTTTTATAATGCCATATGTTGCAATCGTTGCTGCTTTCTCTGTACTATCAATTTGAAGTACACCACTTGCACCGTTATAATATGCAAGTCCTGCAGTTTCACTCATCCAGTTACCGCCATATGTTAAATCATATGCAATACTGTCAAGTATAAGACCAACGTCTTGTTTACACTTAGTTCTACTATAATTTAAGTTTGGATATTGATCTGCAATGTACGCAACAGTTTCTGCTTGTATAAATTCTTTATTTCTTAATACCAAATCTCTTGCACGACCAGCACTTGTGTCTGACATAGTATGGAATGTAGGTAAGTTACCGTTCCTCTTTTCACCCAATCCTACGTTAATTCTATCATTAACTGATCTTGCTAAACGTGTTACCTCTGGTCCAACTACAGTTGTTTCGGCATAAGGCCATGTTTGGTTTTGTGATTGTGTATTACCTGTTGTTGGAGTAACTGTTTGTCCTGTAACAACGTCACCAACAATGTCGGCCATTCTTTCAAGTCCTTTAAAGGTATATTTAAAATCGCCTTTAGGTGTTAACACAGCATTGTCTGCTGTTCTTGGTTCAACAGTTACAGCTCTAAGTTCGTCGCCTATAATACAACATTCTGCTGGAACAATTATTGGTAAAACTTCAATATATCTTCCTGTAGAAACTTTAATTAATGTATTGTTTATAACTCTTGCAGGAATATTAGTAACAACGCCTGCTGTAATTGCATCAGTAATAATTTTTACGTTTGCAGCAATATCAGCATTAACTGGCTCTGCGCCTAATAGTTCATCTTTGTACTGTGATACAACTGCTGTTGAGTTATCACCGTTTGTTGTTTGGTAATTAACACTAGGATCTGTTTGTGCAAGAACATTGTTAATTACTGTTAATCCATAATTAATACTAGCAACAGTTTCTGCTTTTTGTGTTAAGTAAGGTGATCCGTCTGTTTCATTTACATAAGATAATGCCGCTTCTCTTGAACGAACATTACCGCCATGTTTAATATCATTAATAATAGCATCAACAATAAGCCCCATATCTCTTTCACACTTACTAGACTCGTATGTGAAACTAGATGTAAATGGTGCTGTATTATTTGTAATTTGATAATCGGTCCACTCAACAATTTCTCTTTGAATAAATCTTCTGTTTAGTTCAAGTAGTTTTGCTGCTTCTGGATTCTTTGCACCTTGTTCAACTTGTTGAGCTGCATACTTAATAGTTTTAAATGGTCTATCAATTGATTGTCCATAAATTGGTGCTGGTTCGTCTTTACCATGTTCTGCAACATAGTAAACATCTTCTGAGGCTCCTAAAAACGCCCATTCAGGTAATGCGTCTGCATTAACTTGTAAAACTTGTCCATCTTTACCAATTGGCAGTCTTGTTGGTGCTGATCCGCTATAATAAACTAAGTCACCTGTAGTTGTTAATACTGACTGTTCTGTACCAATTGCAAGTGCTGACCAATATTGTCCACTATCTGCTAAATCTGGGCGAGAACCTTGTGCGCCTACTTGATCAGATGAGTAGTCATCACCTTCTGATATGTGTCCAAGTATACAAACATATGAACTATCGCCATAACGTACTACGTCACCTTCGAAGTATTCTTGTTCATCAATCCATTCACCTCTCCACTCAAAGCCTGAGTTTAGTCTCTGCCAATACAATGCATTTGGTGGTTGTTGATTTTGATGATCTAAAATACAGCGATATGTAAATCCGCCTAGTCTAACTACATCACCTACTTTATGTTCGTACTGTGAACTATCTGCTCCCCAGTCGCCAATAAATTTAAAGCCTTCAGAAAATAGATCCCAGTTAGTTGGTTCTAATGGTGGATTTTTATCAGTGTTATCTTGTTTAGCAATATATTGATTACCGCCATAACGTACTACGTCACCAGTTTGGTAACTTCCTTCCCATGTCCATTCAGCTTCATATTGAAATCCTTCAACAAACTTTTCCCAGTTTGCAGAATCTGTAGCAAATGCCGAGCTACTAGTGTGGTTAGCAATTGATATCCAAAGACCTGCACCATAACGTACAACATCGTTTTCTAGATATTTTTTACTTGCAACCCATTCTGATCTATAATCAAAACCTTTATTTAAAAGTTCCCAATTTGCTTGATCAGTTTCTAGTCCAGCTGCTTGTGATGTATGCGGAGTTTTACATACGTATGATGCTCCGCCATATTTTACAAAATCGTTGTTTCTATATTGATACCCTGCAGTCCAGTCGCCTTTCCAGTCTAAGCCTTCTGCAAATGTTTGCCAGTTACCTAAGTCTGCTTCGATGCCATAATTTATAATATCAATTTCTGAATCAATTGACATATTAGAATGGTTATAGCAATAGTAGTAAAGTGTTTCTGGAGTAGAAGCTGTTGGCTCTATTGTTATCTTTCTATTTGTTGCAGTGTCAAATGCAGCTATGTATGCAGCTGAGTCATCTACTTCTGCACCGTCAATATAATATTTTACGCCAGTTATATATTCTGTTCCAGCGCCGTGTGTTCCGTTCTTTGTTGTACTAAACAAAAACTGGTGCGTTACATTAGATGCATCATCTTGTGTAAATTCGTATGTTTTGCCGTGTTGGAATTGTATACTAGGATACTGTGTTCCGTCTAATACAAAAACATTGTTACCTGGAGATTGTGTATTTACAGCAACCGTTACAGCTCTTGTTACTGTTCCAGATATTGTAGTCGAAGTATGATTAGTTTGGCAGATATATAACTTCGATCCATATTTTACAATATTGTTATTTACATATGACGTACTGTGTGCCCATTCACCTAACCATGACTGACCATCACTTACTAAGTTCCATTTACTTGGAACTATATTTAGATCTGTAAAAAAGTCTGCAGCACTGCTGTGACCTTCTACACAAATATAAACCTTACCGCCAAACGCAATAACGTCATCTTTATAGTATGTTGTTCCGGTAGTCCAGTTGTTTTTCCAAACAAATCTAATTCTACCTAGTTTAAATTCTGCCATTTGTTTTTACTCCGTATAGTGTATTTATCATTAAATAATTTTCCTGGTTATTGTACGGTATCATTGTCTGACCTTACTAACAACATTTGAGAAAGTATTGTTCCACCAATTCCGGCTGGTGTAATGCCGTCGGCTTGTATTCCTGAGAAGTCTACAGGACGTCTAAATTGTAAGATTTCATCGTTGTTCATATCAATCTTATTATCCTCTCCACCAAGTTGCACATTACCTGCTTGCAACAAGTTGGTTTGAAGATCTTCACCACCCACTGATAGTCTATCTGCTAAGAATGTTGCAATAGCTCTTTGGGTTGGAATAACCTGATTTGAGTCTGCACTCATAGTTGGGTCTGTACTAAATTCTTGAACACTTGTTCCAGAACCACCTAATCTAACTCCACCTAGTGATAACTCTGATAGTCCATCTAAGTCAAAGAACTGAGCACTAATTGTAACAATACCAGTTGCTTGGTTAACAGCAAATAGTTCACCCGTTCTAAAGTTACCATCTTGGTCTGTACTTGTGTAGAATACTCTACCTCCATTAGTTTCATATACTTCATTTTCAGGAGCACTTACAAAGTAGTTTCCGTCTGAGTATAATCCTGGATAGTTTGTATCTGCAAAGCCGCCTGTACCAATGTCTAGGAAGTCGTGACCTGTAATTCTACACTGACTATACCTACTTCTTAATTCTACTACTGTCCCGTGTTGTAAGTTGTCAGTATTTTCTAAGGTAGGACTTATCTGGAATTCAACTAATCGTGTTCCGTTACCAGAACCGTCATCACCTAAGTCTGTTGCCTTAACACCGTTATAAAGTTTTAAATCATCTGGTACTTCAGTTGCTTCGTCTAAAATTCCGTTTATTCTAATTTGTACTCCTGGTCCAGGAACAACATCTACCCCTGCCAGTGTTAGTTTATTTCCTTGTTCAATAATATCAGCATAACCGTCACCTGTTATTGTTACATCTGTTGAGTTAGTTCTATAACCTGATCCCCTATTATTAAATGTTGGTTGGGCAAGAACACCGTTACTAAGTCTTACTTGAGGTTCTGCTTCTGATATAAACTGATTATCTGTAATAGTTACTGTTGGAGTACTAGCATATCCGCCGCCTGGATTCCATATTTTAAACTGTGTAATTTTACCTTGTGTTACATCTGCTCTTAATATTGCTTTTGCGCCAGTTCTTGCTTGTACAGTTCCGTTACCTGTTGCTTGATTTCCTAACAAAACAAATTTTGGGTCATTCCCATTACTAGTATATGCTAATGTTCCCCAAGGTTGTGATGCATCTAAATTATATTGATTCCAAGTTATTCCGTCTTGTGTTGTAGCAACTAAGTTTGTAGGACCACCACCAACACCATCTACTGCAGTAGCCATCCAAACACCGTTACCGTATTTTAAATCTGTATAAACTAATGTGCTACCACCGTTTTGTGGAACATCGCCACCTAATACCCATGTCTCACCTTCGTCTACAGAAAAGCATGTTTTTCCACTTTCAGTTATGCCTACAAATCTGTTATCACCATAAGCAAATCCACAAAATTCTATTGCATTAACTGTTGCAAATTCTGCAGGAAGTTTATCATTAACTCTATTCCAAGTTATTCCGTCTGAAGAAATTGTAACAGCTCTATCTTCGTTACTTACACTTACAAATTTGCCTTGCCCGTATGCTACTTTGGCAAACGCTGACACAGCTCCACCGTGTGGAGTTTCTGACCATGTTAGTCCATCATCGCTGTATAAGAAGTTAGCATATGCTGCTGTACAAACAACAAACTTGCCTCCTCCGTATGTGGCATGCATCCAATTGTTTGCACCTGGAAATGATCTTGTTGTCCAACTTTCGCCTGTTAATGAAAATACATATTGATTTGATTGACCTGCAACTGCAATAAATTTATTATCTCCTGCAACTACAGTATGAAAGTTTACTCCTGTAACGTCATGTGTTGTTTCTGTCCAAGTTTGTCCTGCGTTATCACTGTATGCTATATAATTAGGATCAGCACAAGCAACTAGTCTTGGTTCTCTACCTATACCACTAAATGATGCTGTAAGTATTGAGTTAGTACTATCATCTGTTACTGTTAGCACTGTAACAATTAGATCATTATCAGGTGATGTGCCGCCTAGTTGATCTCCTGAGATTGTTATTTTATCTCCTGAAGCATAGCCTGCACCTCCGTCAATCAAAGTTGGTGTATATACTTTACCAGTTCTTAATATTCGATATACAGCACTTGCTTGATCAATTCCTTCAACTGCACCAGAACCTAACCCAATAGTGATATTTTGATATGTTACACTAGTTCCGCCTTCTGCTACATCTGTAAATGTTCTTGCATTTACTATATCATATGAGTTACTTGAAAGACTGGGTGACGTTACTTCAACTCGAGGTTCTATTCTGTATTGTGTTGTTGAATCAAAAGCTGTAGCCAATGTTGTCCCTGGAGTAACATGATCCCATCCATCTTGGTCATCTGATTCTCTCTTAACACCAATTTCTTTTGAAATAACACTATACGAGTCAATGTAACCGTATTGTCCTGTTGCTGGGCCAGAAATAATAACTATTCTCATACCAGCAATTTCACTTAAAAATTGTGTTGGATCTGCGTTAGATATTTTAATTGTTGAACTAGCGTCTGCTGTTACTTGTGCAAAACCTTGTCTAACCAAATAGTTACTACCACCTTCTGATCCTGATCCAGTAGTATTAATAAGACGAACTTGGCTTATTGCTAAGTCTCTAAAGTCTTCGTATTGGGTGCTAAGGCTTGCACCTGCACCTACAACACTTGCTGTAGCGTTTGTATAATATTGACCACAGTGTGCATATTCAAATAGTTTTACTTCGTCAGTTGAGCCGCCAATAAATGCTGACGCTACTAATGCTTCATTATTTCTGTTCCATACAGAACATGTATCAGGAGTTTCTGCAGGATCGTTCCCGTCAGCAATCGCTCCCCAACTTCCGTATGAGTTATTACCATTAGTTGCACGTATAGTTCCGCCATCTTCTGCAAAATATCCAACTGAGCAATAATATGTAAACACTGATACAAGCTCAGCCCTTGCGCCGTTACTTACCCAGGCTCCAATACCGTCACTTAGTACTTGTGTAAAGTCATTACTAACCATTGACTTATTACCGCCATTGTGATAAGATCCGTCAACTTTTTTACCAACACATGCTCCGCCAATATTAGTTACACCCTGTATGTAAGGTGATCTTTGCATAATCCATGTACGTTCGTCTGCTGGACCCCAACCTGGATCTAAACTTGTACATGCACCACCTGTTGGACGTTGATACAAGTCAAATACGCCCGGAGGATTTAGTGTTCCAGTAAGTCCTTTAGTTGTTAAGTTTCTAAGCCCTGTTGTATCTCTAAGGAGAAATAAGTCATCTAAAAACGAACCATTAACAGCATTTGCATATCTTCTAGCTGCTTGTAAAGTTCCGTAGTTTCCTGAAAACTGAAGATCTCTTGCTACGCCTCTAATTAAAGAATTAACATCATCGTATAATCTTACTTTATCAAGATTGTCATATGAAAGATTTAAGTAAGCATAAATTTCTGCCTGTATCCATTCTAAGTTTACTCTTAACTGATTTGCTCCTTCGACCATTCCGTCTAATACTGATAATGTATTTGATCCTGAAAGTGTTGGATTATTATCTTCAGACGCAATGTAAAATTCTACATAATTTTTAAAGTCATCTAGTAATGCAATTATCCTATTCGAAGCTTCAAGATTAGATGGATCAATATTTCTTATTGGTGTTACAGTGTTGCCTGCTGTATTACTAACTGGATTGTTAGCTATTAAATCAAATATAAATGATGAAATATGTGTAATGTATTCTTTAACGTGTACATAGTCACCCGTATCAGTAGCTGCATCGTATGCATATTCTGGAATTGCTGGTGTTGCTGTAATAGTTGTTGATCTTAATTCATCACCCATAACTACACAACCAGCAGGCACAATAATTGGTCCTATTTCATCATAGTTTCCTGTTGCAACAGCAACTTTAGTTGGTGACAATGGAGGGAAATTATCTTCAATAAATTCACAAGCATATCTAACTGTTCTAAATGGTAATTCTGCACTTCGACCTCTTCCTGGAAATGAATCATTAATACCATATGGAGCAACATAAATTACATCTGAGTCAGCAGTAAAAGTTCTCCAAAATATTTCTTGTTCTTCTGTAATTGACAAAACATTCTCTTTTTCGCCAATTTGCACACGAGTATCTCCAAGTGTACTTCCGTCACCTGCGCCTGTTCGTGATAACCCAAATGTAAGCAAGTCACCTTTGTCGTGTAATCCACCTTCGTCACCTGCTTGGATTAAAATGTCCCAGTATGCATATATGTTTCCGTTGTCTCCTGGATAATTCTCTCCATCTGATGTATGCTCATAGTTACAAACATATGCTGTACCTAAATGATAAACTATGTCACCAACTGAATAATAATTTCCAGTTCCCCAAGGTGCTTTGAAGACTTTACCTGGAATAATTTTTTCCCAAACTTCTGTATCTAAGTAAGTTAACGAACTTTCGTCTCCGTCGTTAATATTAACATCTCTTAGAGCAACGTATACATTACCGCCACGTTGTGTAATATCTCCAGTTTTAAATTCTTTTGATAAACTCCACTCGCCTACAAATTGATATCCTTTAGATAATATCAACCAGTCATTAGTACTATCTTCTCCTGAAGAAAATCCTCTTACAATTCTTGACGGATCTGATTCAATGTTATTTGTAATTGCATAGTATGATGTTCCGCCGTATCTTACTACATCACCAATATTATACTGAGTGGTACTATTCCACTCTCCGTCAAATTGTGTACCAAATGCAAATATTGTAAACTTGTTATCTTCTAATTCGCTAATATTTGATGTATGAGATTCTATACATTTAAATAACGAGCCGCCATATTTTACAATATCATTAATTCTGTATTCTGTACTCGGTAGCCAAGCATTTCTATATTCTTGTCCTACATGATACTCTTGCCAATCATTTTGGTTATCTTCTAATTTACCTTGTGCCGAATGTGAAGTTAAACATTTCCAAAGATTGCCGCCATATTTTACAATATCGCCATGTCCGTATTCTGTGCCTGCTTCCCACTGTGCATCAAATTTAATGTGTTTAGTAAAGACAGCCCATTTTGCTATATCGGTTTGAAACTGTGATCCTGTATGTGCTACAGTACAGTCCCAAACGGTACCACCAAACAAAACAATATCACCTACGTTATATGATGTACCCGGTGCCCAGTCTCCAACAAATGATTTACTCGCTGTCATCACAACCCATTTTGGTTGTGGCTGTGGAGGATTACTCTCAGGTAAAATAGCGTTTAAGTCTGTTGCAAATAGTGCTGAACCTGTATGTGATATTATACAAACATAACTAAATCCGTTTACACGAACAACGTCATCACGTTTGTAGTCAGTACCAGTTACCCAGTCACCTCTCCAGTTATACTTAAATCTATCTAACTTAAACTCTGCCATTATTCATTCCCTTAATCAATTACGTTTTCATCTTGGCCTTCGCCGTATGCTACTGTTGATACTCCAGTTGGATAATCATATGCTTCTGATATACGTTGCACAAAAAATCCTGTATCTGGTTCTATATAATACAGTAATGATCTATTTTCCCATTTAAATTGTGGATATCTAACATTAGGATATACTATGTCATGGTTAGCATCAATGCCATCTAAGAAGTCAATACCTTCTTCAAAATCCGGATAATTTTCCGAAGCAATGCCCAAATCATTAACAATGACAACATTTTCGGCTCCGCCCCTAAGTTGATCAACTACTACAAAAAATAGTTCTCCATCATTATTTCTACGAAGACCGTAAAAATATCTTTTTATAAATCCATCTAGGACGTCTTGTGGTGTTGTTCCTATATAATATGCCATTATGTTATCTCCACGTAACTAACAATAACATCAACTGAATCATCTAAACTTGATCTAACTAAAAGTCTATTGCTAGGGGCTAACACTAATTTTTCACCAGTTGAAACAGCTCTTAAACTTGTCCCTGCTGGCAGGATACTATCTTTTAAATAATAACCACTTACACTAGTATCGTCTTCAACTAGCACATCAACGTAAACAAATTTGTCAGTTAGGTTTGTAAAACTTATTCCTAAAACAGTAACTCTGTTTCCGGGTAACGTTTCATATATAAGTACAGGTTGTGTACCACATTGTTTTATAACTGTATTCTTAAGTGTTGTTGCCATTCTCTTTTATCCAAATATTAATACTTTTTCTATTGCTATGTCTTCTGCATCCGCATAACTAATACCACCTGATGCACCTGCTACCGATATCCAATTACTTCCGTCATACATTTCAACTCTAAGATCTTCGGTATTAAATCTTATCATTCCTGTAACCCCTGTAGGCCTTTCTGTGTTATTACCTACCGGTATAACAACCCCATATGGGTCTGAAAAATCAACATATCCTTGATTTGTACTTGTAATAGTTGTTACACCATTTGGTGTAACGTTAGTTAATGTATTACCAGTAAACTTAAAGTTTTCAATGTTGATGCCGCCTGTGCCGTTGCCTGTTAGTTGTAGATCAGTATTATTAGTAATAGTACTTATCACATTTCCATCAAGTTGGATGTCATCTACGGTTATTAAATTAGCATCTAATTTTGTGCTATCAACACTTGCTATAGTACTCCCTGCTACAATAAATCTAATAGTGTCATCATTGTTGCCTGGTGATAGTTCTGCTGTTACTTTAGTATTACCATCAGCATCTTCAACACCATCAAGTCTTGTCCAACCGTTGTTAGTATAACCTTCATATCTTTCAAGTTCAGTATTATATCTAATCTGGCCTGTTACTCCAGTTGGACGTTGACTTGTGTCGCCCTTTGGTAGTTGAACAGCACCAGTTGCATCAATTATAACTAATTCAGTGTTTGGAGTTAAAGTTATGTTCGAAGTACTAGATATTGTTGCATCTATTACATTAATATCATCTAGTACAATGCTTCCTGTACCACTAGTACGCAATTCTAAATCACTATTTGATGTTGTAGTTGTAATAAAGTTATCGTCAATTAATATGTCACCAGTAGTAAAATTATTTGCTTGTATAGTTCCTGTACTTACAACATCACCAACTGTTAATGATCCGCCCACTGTTAGATTATTTGTAATATCAACATCATTGTTTGGTACTATTACTTCACCAGTACCAGCTGCTTGAAGTTCTAAATTTGCGTTTGATGATGTAGTTGTAATAATATTATCATCAATTAATATTTCTTCAAATTGGAATGCTCCAGAAACATCTAAGTCACCAGTAACAGTTAAACTTCCATTAATATTAAAGTTTCCAGTTTGTGACAAGTTACCAATATGTGTAACTGTGCCTGTAATACTAGTGTCGCCCTGTAAGTCTGTTGTGCCGCCAACTGTAGTGTCACCAGTAATTTCAACATTATTGCTTGGTACTATTACTTCACCTGTGCCGTTTGCACGTAATTCTAAATCACTATTTGATGTAGTAGTTGTGATAAAGTTATCATCGATTAATATATCTCCGGTACTAAATCTATTTGCTGTAATTGTACCAGCACTATTAATATCTCCAGTTGTGATTGTTCCAGTAACTATTAAGTCATTATTAATTCTTAAATCAGCATCTGGTATTAATACTTCTCCAGTACCATTTGCACGTAGCTCTAGATCTGCGTTACTAGTTGTAGTTGTGATAAAGTTATCATCAATTAGTATTTCTTCAAATTGTGCAGAACCTGTAACATCTAAATCTTGAGTTACTGTGAGATTGCCGTCAATATTTGAATTACCAGTTTGCGTATAATTACCTGCATGTGTAATTGTGCCTGTAATATTTGTATCTTGTAAAGTAGCACCAACGCCAACAGTTAAATTTTCTTCGATCTCTACATCATTATTTGGAACTATTACTTTACCAGTATTATTTGCTTGTAATATAAGATCTGTATCTAATGTATTTGTAAAGATTCTATTTGTATCAAAACTTATATCATTAACATCTAATTGTCCAGTAATATCGTAATTACCAGTAATAGTTGAATTGCCTACGTGAGTTATTACACCTGTAATATTTGTATCGTCGAGTGTAGTTAATTGGTCAACATCAAGTGTTCCAGTAACTTGAAGATCATTATTTGGTATTAATACTTCACCTGATCCATTTGCACGTAGTTCTAAATCTGCATTACTGTCTGTAGTTTCAATTATATTTCCTGTAATTCTAACGTTTCCGTTATCAAAATTACCTGTTAAATTTATGTCACCTACTTGTGTTACTGACCCAGTGTGTGTTATAGTTCCTGTAATTGTTGTTGCTTGTAGATCTGTTGAACCATTTACTGTTAGTGCTTGACCAAATACTACATCATTTCCTTGTACAGTAACTTCTCCAGTTCCACTTGCACGTAATTCTAAATCACTATTTGACGTAGTAGTTGTGATAAAGTTATCATCAATCTGTATTTCTCCGTTTGAGAAAGTGCCGCCAATATTAAAGTTTCCAGTATGATTTCTATCACCAACGTGTGTAAGTGTTCCTGTAACACTTGTATCTTGTAGTGTAGTAGTTCCGTTAACTGTTAAATTATTAGTAATTACTACATCACTAGTTGGAACTACTATTTCTCCAGTGCCGTTTGCAGTTAATTGTAAATCTGTATCATTAGAAGCTGCTTGAATAGTGTTACCATTAATTTCAATATCGTCAACTTCAAGAATTCCTGTAATTGTTAAATTACCAGTTTGTGTGTGATCGCCAGTATGTGTAACTGTGCCGTTTATTGTTGTTGCTTGTAGATCTGTTGAACCATTTACAGTTAAATCTTGTGATAAAATAACATCGTCATTTGGTATTAATACATCGCCACTTCCGCTTGCACGTAATTCTAAATCTGTATTTGTAGTAGTTGTTTCGACTACATTACCAATAATTCTTATCTCTTGGTTAGACCAAGTTCCAGTAATATCGTAATTGCCTGTATGAGAAACATCACCAGTATGTGTTAGTGTTCCGTTTACAGTCAAGTCTGCTGTAGTTGTTAATCCAGTGACATCAAGTGTGCCTGTAATATCAACATCATTGGAGGCAATTTTAATTACTCCAGATCCATCAGCACTTAATTCTAAATCATTACTACTTACGGTTTGAATAACAAAGTTATTAATATTTAATTGACCAGTAGTAAATGCGTCTGAAGTAACCGTTCCTGTAGTGGTTAAATTATTAGCATCAATATCGTTATCAACAGTTAAGTCATTTGAAATTGTAACATTAGCACTTGGTACTATTACTTCACCTGTGCCGGTTGCACGTAGTTCTAAGTTTGCGTTACTAGTTGTAGTTGTGATAAAGTTATCGTCAATTAGTATTTCTTCAAACTGTGCGTACTGTGTTACGTCTAGTTTTCCTGTTACAGTTAAGTTACCATCAACACTTGAATCACCAGTATGTGTTAAATTACCAACATGGGTAAGTGTACCGGTAATATTTGTATCTTGTAGTGTAGTAGTTCCGTCAACAGTTAAGTTATTATTAATTTGTACGTTATTGTCTGGTACTAATATTTCGCCTGTACCACTTGCTCGTAATTCTAAATCTGCATTACTAGTTGTAGTTGTAATGAAGTTTGTTTCAATTGTAATATCGTCGATAACAGCTCTGTTAACATTTATGTTGTTCCAACGTTTTGAGTCTGTACCTAAATTATATGTGCTAGTTGCACTAGGAACAATATCACTATCAATACCTGCAACAATTTGAATAGTATCATTTGCATCGTCACCAATAGTAATATTTCCGCCAATAGTAACATTACCAGTTACATCTAAGTTACCAGTAATATTAACATTGTCATTTAAATTAATTTGATTGTTACTTGCTGTTAAGTTAACTGCGCCAGTTAGCGATTCTATAGTGTTGCCACTAATTCTAAAGTTTCCTGTTTCAATTTTACTTCCGTCAACAAAAGTTGTGCCGCCACCGTCTATAAATGAAACACCATTAGTTGTATTAATAGTAAAGTCGGAAACTGTAAAGTCTACTGTACCTGTTTGCTGATCAACAAAGAATAAATCACCAACTCTAAAGTCGCCTTCATGGTCAACTGAGTTGTATCTAATTTTGGCATCATTAAGTTCTGTAACTTCATTCTCTTGTATAACTGTTCCTGGGTCATTAGTAACTTCTTTACCATTACCAATGTATGCTAGATTATGTCCAATAGCATAAACAATAACACCAGGGCCATCACCGTATAATCCATAGTTACCATAAACACTAGCACTACCAATCATGCGTATTTCTGCACCAAAGTCTTTTAGATCATAATTTTCAATACTTGTTGCTGTTGCGCCTGCGCCGTTTGATATACTTGCAGGTGTTGTGTCAAATCCTTGTAGTCCTGTAAACTTGCCATCAACTACAATAGTATCTCCTTCGATACTTTCAATAGTTGCATTTGCTACACTTGAATTATCTGTTGAAGTAAATGTAACTGTATTACCTACAGCAAACGTTCCGCTTATGCCTCCTAAACGTACTCGTGTTTTACCATCATTGTACAATCCTTGATTACTATCAAATGCATATACTGAACGATTAGCAAAATATGTAAAGGAGTTTAACCACTCCATTCTAGTACCATTAGTTGCTAATATAGCATCAACACCTGGTGTAATAAATGTTGCTGCATGGAATAAAATACTTGCTTCTTTAGAACTTGCATTAACTACACTTCCATCAAAGTAACCACCACGACCAGCATCGCCTTCATTAAATCCTCTTGGATCTTCTGTTGTAGTTACTGAGCCTTTAGTTATTACTGTTATGTTTTTAATGTAAGGACTTCTTGAAGTAACATTCATATTTGGTGCAAATCTAAATGCGTGTCCAGTATTGTTTCCGGAATCGTAATAGAAATTACCAATTGTTAAATCTTGTATTGTAGTTTCGCCGTTTAGTAAAAAACAGTCCTGCGAGTTATTTGAACTTGGTGGATGTAAAAATACTGAACGTAAATTTTCACCTTTAATAGTTACGCCTGCAGGAACTTCTATAGGAAACGTTTCTTCATATGTTCCTGGATATATGTGAATAGTATCACCAGCTGCTGCAACAGTTACTGCATGATCAAGTGTTAAAAACGGATCTTGTTGATGTGTACCAGTTGCTGTATTACTACCATTAGTTGAAACATAAAATGTATTTCCGGGTCTAGTACTTAAATCAACACCTTGGATTATTAAGTCACCGGTATCAACTGTTTCTGCAATAAGAGTTTTTACTTTAACATCGCGCCAGCGTTTAGTGTCAGATCCTAAATCATAAATTTCATTTTGGTCTGGAATAATATTACTGTTTACGTCTGCATTAAAATTAATACTATCTGTGTCTGCATTACCTAAAACAATGTTGCCGTCTGCTGTAATATTTCCAGTTGCATGAATATTGCCAGTAACATTAGTATCAGCAAATATCTCAACTTTTCCTGTTCCGTTAGGACGAAGTTCTAAGTTTGCATTTGAATTAAGTGTGCTAATTGTATTGTTGTCAATACCTACTCCGTTTACTTCTAAACGTGTTTGGTAAACAACAGTGTCTGTGCCGACTGTGACTAGATTTAAGTCGCCATCTGTTTCAATAGTGCGTCCACTAATAGATATATCACCTATTGTGGCTAGTGTGTCGACTTGTAAATTGGTTGTTTTTGTGGTTCCGTTAACAGTGAAATCGTGGGTTGGTGACGCGGTTCTAATACCGATACGCTGATTATTAACATCTAGATATAATAAGTCTGTCTCAAAGGCCAAATCCACACCATTACGTATGAGATTGGACTTCAAAAGCGGACCCGATATGCGACCTACAGCCATCTTTTCTCCTTTAACGGGGATCCTGTCCCTCTAGCCTAATTTTCATCTCGAAAGATCTTTGCTGGCTAACCACAGTTTGTTGTCTGCAATACAATTGGTCGCTGCACTGCATTAATAGTATTTATCGATTAAGTTAAAAAGGTAGGAGTTAGCCGTATATAAGAGTCTGAATTAGTGCTTCGTCTTCCATTTCTTGAGCAGTAATTGCATCAAACTCACCTGCGGAATTTTGCCACTTAGTTCCGATCCAAGTTTCTAATTCATTAGTTGTGCTGTTATGGCGTGTCTGTCCTAAAACTGGGCTTACTGGTCGTTGTGCTGTTGTTCCTGATGGAAATTTAACAGCATGGTTGCCTGGGAATACTACAGTATGTGTTCCGGTGCCGCCTATGGTATCAATATCCATAAGTCCGTAATCAACTGCTACATTTTCTAGTAATACCTTGCCTGTGCCAGTTGCAACTAAATCAAGATCTGCATTGGTGTTGTTTGTAGATATTGTCGTATCTTGAATACTAATATCGTCAACTTGTAAACCATGTATATCTATTCCTGTTGAACTAACTGTACCAACTGTAGTATTATTTACAATGAAAGATATAGTGTTGTTTGTTGGATGTACTGCTAATTTAGTGTTTCTGTCGTCTGACGATACTGAACCAAATGTTAATACTGATTGAGCAAATCCTTCATACGCATTATCTGTTGAGTTATAACGTAATGTTCCAATTTCGCCTAAGTTAGAACCGCCTGATGCAGCTCCAGCGGCATTATATACTGGGTCACTGCCTGTAAATACAGTTGATGCTGTTCCACCGTCAACTATTAATCCAGTAACACTTGCTGTTCCACCGTCAATTGATCCTGTTCCTGCAAGTATTATCTCACTAGCTGTTCCTATTGGAATTTGTAATGATCCAGTACTATTAATAATTAGATCACTACTTGGTTGGAATACAATATCACTACTTTCCGTTTGTATGATATTAGTATTAAATCCTAAATCTTGTAAGTAGACAGAACCAGTACCGTTTGCACGTAGTTCAAGATCGCTGCTCGAATTAGTAGTTGTAATAACATTATCAAATATGTCTATATCTGTACTACTAACCATATTCTCTAATGCAAACGTATTGTTAATTATTATGTTATCTGAGTTGAGTGTTCCTACTGATAAATTGTTTGTTATACTAGCACTGTTATTTGGTATTAAAATCATACCGGAACCAGCTGCTCGGAGTTCTAAGTTTGCATTTGATGACGTAGTTGTAATAATATTATCATCAATTACAATTTCTTCAAACGCAACTTTAGCATTAATTTCTAAATTTGATCCTAATATTACATTACCATTTATAACAGCATCACCAGTTTGATTAGTATTACCTGTACGTGTTAGTACTCCTGTAATATTAGTATCTGCTAAAGTTGTTTGACCATTAACAGTTAAATTATTATTTGTAATAATTAAATCAGTTTGAATATTAACTGAACCGTTTGGTTCTGCTCTTAACTCTAAATTACTGTTTGATATTGTAGTTTCGATATAGTTGTCATTAATTTGTATGTTGTTACTGTTTACAACAATATCATCTAAATTAATATCTTGTGTAACATTTATATCTCCAGTTGTAATACTTGCAACACTTACGTCATTACTAACTGTCATTTGATTTTGAGAAATAACATCACCAGTACCATTTGCACGTAGTTCTAAATCACTATTTGTTGTGGTGGTTGTTATAATATTCCCGTCAACAAGTATTTCTTCAAACTGTGCTTGTGAACTTACATCTATGTCTTGTGTTACTGTGACATTACCTGTTACTTGTCTATTACCAGTTTGTGTAGTATTTCCAACATGGGTTAGTGTGCCATTAATATTTACATATGAAAATGCAGGGAACAATCCTATTGTTGTTGTTCCGTTAACTGTTAAATCTTGATCAAAGTCAACATCATTAGGACCAAATTTAACTAGCCCAGAACCATTTGCTAACAGTTCTAAGTCTGCTGACGAAGTTGTTGTTTCAATAGTCGATCCGCTTATTCTAAAATCATCAACATCTACATTACCAGTAATATTACTATTACCTGTTTGATTCCATGTTCCGTTAAGAGTAAGCAATCCGTCAATATTAGTATTTGCTAATGTGCTGGTTCCGTTAATAGTTAAATTGTTTGATATCTGTAAATTGTCATTAACTGTAATTGGATCTGAAGCAGAACGTAATTCTAAATTACTATTTAATGTTGTAGTTGTGATAAAATTGTCTTCAATTTTTATATCGTTAAGATTAAACTCTCCAGAAATAGAATAATCACCTACTTGTGTTCTTGTTCCGGTATGTGTTAATAATCCTGTTATTGAAGTTGGATATAATGTTGTTAAACCACTTACTGTTAAATCTTGACCAAGTGTTACATCGTTACCTTGTATAGTAACATTGCCGGCGCCGCTTGCACGTAGTTCTAAATCACTGTTTGATGTAACAGTTGTAATGAAGTTGTCTTCAATTTTTAATTCGTCACTAATAAGTTCGCCACTGAGATAGAAATTACCTTGTTGATTAATATCGCCAACATGGGTCATTTCACCGTTTATAATATATGATCCATTAAGTGTTGTTGTACCATTTACTGTTAAATCTTGTCTAAATTCAACATCGTTAAATGGCATTGTTACTTCACCTGTGCCATTTGCACGTAGATCTAAATCAGTATCTGTTGCTGTAACTGATACTATATTAGAATCTAATAATATTGTATTGTTAAGTGCTACTTGTCCTGAAATGGCAGTGGTTCCAGTTTGATTATAAGGACTGTTTACAGTTAGTAAGCCTGTTAATGTAACATCATCAATGTCGGTGTCTGTGCTAACTGTTAAGTCGTTTGTAATTACTACATCATTACCTGTTACTGTAATGTTGCCTGAGTAATCTACAACAGGTATAAACTGTACTGACTTGTCTGTTGTAGGAAGAAAGTTACTACCATTAGTGCCGTACCACCCAGTAGGGTTTTCACCACCGTTGAATTGTGTTCCTCCTGTTCCCCAGCCAATTAACAACGTAAAGTCGTTTGGACTAAATGATCCAGAGTTAGTATTCTCAATCCAAAAATCCTGAACAGTAAGACCTGATGTGCTAGGTGCATAACCTCTATATGTTCTTGGAACACTTATAATAGCATTATTTGCGCCTTTATATCTTATATAATATTCTTGTCCTACTACTAGATTAGCAACTGGGCTTTCGTAGATTCCGTTAGTATTAACTCCGTCATAACCAAATCGGGCCGACGAATGTCTAATACTATTATTATTAACAGCCTGTCCCCATCTTTCAGCACCTGCTACTATTATTTCTGCTGGATGTGTTCTTAATTCAAGATCTGCATTTGAATTAGTAGTTGTAATAAAGTTGTCTTCAATACGTATTTCAGGAGTAAGTAGTTCTCCAGATAATGTATAATTTCCTGTCTGAGTTCTATCGCCAGTGTGCGTAATAGTTCCGTTAACAGTTGTAGTGTTTACATCTAGTAATGTATCAACAGTTAATGCTTGACCCATTTCAACATCGTCGAGTAGTCTTACTTTATAGTTTGAGTTGCCGCCAGCAGCACGGAATTCTAAATCTCTATTTCCGTTATTAGTTTTAATTTCATTACCAACTATAGTAATGTCATTAATAATGGCAGTATTAAATTCAGTAGTAGTAGTTACATCAACATTACCGGTATTATTAATATCATTAGTTACAGTTAAGTTATTAGTTATAGTAACATTGTTATTTGGTATTAGTACTTCGCCTGTGCCATTTGCACGTAACTCTAAATCAGTATTTGATGTAGTAGTTGTAATGAAGTTATCATCAATTAGTATTTCTTCAAATTGTGCAGATCCACTTACATCAATATACCCTGTTACTGTTGAGTTAGTAACCGAAGCATCGCCTGTTTGTACATAATTTCCTGTATGTGTTAATGTGCCTGTAATCCCCGTGTTAGACAGCGTTGTAAGCCCGCTAACAGCAAGATCGTTGTTTACTTGTACATTATTACCACTAACTAAAACGTTGCCTGTGCCGCTTGCTCGTAGCTCTAAGGGGGTGTTTGAATCAACTGTAGTAATAAAATTATCTTGTATTGTAATATTTTGGATATCAGCTTTTGATGAAAATACTGTATTCCAAAGTTTGTTTGATTTACCTAAATCAAAGTTTCCAGTTGTATGTGGCTCAAAGTCTTGATCAAAATCTACATTAAAGTTTAATGTGTCTGCACCTTCATTACCTAATACATTTAATGTTCCGCCGAAACTTAAATTTCCGGTAACATCTAAATTGTTGTCAACTGAAGTGTTATTAGTTAAGTTAATTGTACCGGAACTAGCAGAAACATTAATTGGTCCTTGGAAGGACGTAATATCATTTCCTAAAAATCTTAAATTACCTGTACTAACTGATGTTCCTGCAATTATAGTAGAATCACCATTAGTTGTAATAGTCAATCCTCTTAATGCGTTTGCTGTTAAACTATCTAGGTCAACTGTAGTATTACCATTTTCAAAATCAACAAAGAAAGAATCTCCAACCCTAAAGTTACCTAAGTGGTCAGTTGAACTATAATATATTTTACCTGAATTTGATTCGTTTACTTCTTGACTTTGAAGTGCAAGTCCTGTATCATTAGTTACGTCTTTGCCTGCTCCAATGTATCCAAAGTTGTGTTGTATTAGATACATTAAAGAATCAGCACCGTCTGCTACAGCACCATAATTACCATATACGTTTGCACTACCAATTGAGCGTAGCTCACCGCCATATTTGAGTGTGCTTCCGTCTGTACTTAGATGTCCTGTTACACCGTTAACGGCATATAACCCTCTGTTGGCAAAATATGTAAATGAATTCAGCCATTCAACTCTTACCCCGTTGGTCATTGTAAGTGCATCAACACCTGGCGTAATAAAAGTACAACTGTGGAACAACATACTTGCTTCTTCACTTGTGTTTAATACGCTTGCTCCATCTACTAGAACGCCTTTACCTGCATCGCCTTGATTAAATCCTCTAGGGTCGCTTGCACTTGTAACACTGCCTTTTGTAATTACTGTGACATCTTGTATATACGGACTTCTTGAAGTGATCGTTGCATTATTAGCAAATCTAAATGCATGTCCTTCATTATTAATACTGTCGTAATAAAAGTCTTTAATTGTAAGATGTAGTATTGAAGTTTCACCGTTAAGTAAGAAACAGTCATTATTGTTAGTTGCAACAGTTGGTTTAATAATTGTATTTCTAAAGTCGTTACCTTTAATAGTAACACCTTCTGGAACTTCTATTGGAAATGCTTCTTCGTATTCTCCTGCAAAAACAATAATAGTATCGCCTGACGATGCTTGAGAACAAGCATACTTAAGAGTTAGAAATGCTTCGTATGTATGTAAACCTGAATTTGAATCGTCACCATTTTTAGTAACATAGTAACTATTGCCTACATCTAAGAACGGATTAACACCTGCAATCAATGCTCCTTGTACACCAACTTCTTGACCATTAACAAATTTAGTGTATAAGTTATTCCATGTTTTGTTTGTTTCGCCTAGGTCAAATGTATCGTTTTGATCTGGTATAATATTACTAATTACATCTGCATTAAAAGTAATATTATCTGTATCATCACTACCTAGTATAATATTACCATCGGCTGTAATGTCACCAGTTGCATGTAAATTAGCATTTACTTGTAAGTCATTTGTTTCAACTGTGCCGACACCATTTGTACGTAATTCTAAATTTTGATTAGCATCTTTAGTAGCAATGTAGTAGTTTGATATTTGTATATCTTCAGTTTCTAATGTACCAGGAACAACAACACTTCTAGTAGGATTAAAATTTAAATCTCCAAACATGATTCCTATGTTTCCAGTAGGTTGCATGTATACATCATCAAATTGAGCAAGTGTGTCAACTATTAAGTTAGTTGTTCTAATTGTGCCATCGACATGAAAGTCGCTGGAAGGCGAGTTGGTTCTAACACCAATCCTATCGTTGTTTACATCAATATAAAGTAAGTCTGTTTCAAAAGCAATATCCACACCTTCACGTAAAAGGTTTTCTTTTAATATTGGTCCTGAAATTCTACCGAGTTGTGCCATACTGCAATTAGTTCCTTATATACAGTATTTAGCGGAAAACTTATTTGTCGAAGTTATGGATAACAGTAACAGGTTTGCCTACTGGAGGAGCTTCGTTAAAGTAGATATAATATCCTGTTGGTTTTCCTGCTGGATTTTGAACGATATCGTAGTTGCCGCCAACTCCGTGTTCATTTGCTGGAAGTTGAAAAACGTTTTCAACAAAAACTAAAATATTTTGTGGTGCTACTGGAACAGGATAGTCTGTATCGCCGCTGTCTAATACTCCAAAAAATTGTTCTGATGCATCACCAAGGCCAAGCGTTTGTACTTTAATGCCTGCACGTACTGGCTCTGAAAATCTTGCAGATCTCCATGCACCGGCTTCATAAAGTTCAAATTTATTTTCATCTGTATTGTAACGTAGATGTCCGTTATTTGGATAGGTAGGACGCTCTGCTGTAGACCCTTTTGGTACTAATACAGCATTCGCACTATCAAGGCGAACTTCGTCGTCGACTGTGTAGTTAACACCTTTGCCTACAAGTCCTCTTGTGTTTGTACTTTGCCTACGAATGTATCTCATTATACTTCCAAATAACTAATTGTTGCACTAATAACTTCTGGTGATGTAGTAAGTGCATATACTAAGTCGTTTTCTTCTAAAATTATTTTTTCTGTGTCAAACGTAAAAGTTTCACCACCTGGTATTGGAATAGCGTTAAGAACTAAGTTTTTATCCCCTGCTGGCTCGCCACCTTTTACAAAGTGCAAACTTAAATATGTTAAATCACTATTTGGTGTGTCAGGATCTGCTATTCCTGTATTACAAAATAGTATAGTTGTAATAGCCCATTTTTTACCTACCGGAACACGGAAGTCTGCAGCACCGCCTGGGTTACTATCTGGTAAAAGGCTAGTACGACCGTTACCGTCATCGTTGCTACCAATTTGTACATTATGTATTGCCATTTCTTATCCTCTAAAATATCATCGAATATAATATAGCTCTATTACGACTAATTACTTCGTCTGCCTTGTTATTACTATTTACAAAATGTAAGCCTGTGCCACCAACTGATTCGGTGTCAGCATACACTTTGATTCCTGACGTTGGATAATCAGGTTTTGTTGTATCAGCATCAACGCCTAAGTTAGCATCATTATCAAATGGTCCTGGCGTTAAATGTAATATATCATCTATTCTTACACTGTTAGTTCCTGGTGCTTTTATTACTAAATCACTTGCTGATGTTGTTGATATAGTAGTGTCGTCAATTTCAATATGTTGTAACTGAACTTTGCCACCAAAGAATCTACTTACTACGTTACCGTCAAGTTCAAATTCAATTTGACTTTCTGAACGGTATCCTGGATCGGAAGGATCTAATGCGCCTGCTACTTCAAAGTCAAAAACTTCAACTGACGAAGTAGTAGTTGTTCCTTCTTGAATTTTATCTTGGAATCTACCTTGGAAAAATGATTGTGTATAGTCTGCAACTGCTTGTGCGTTAACAAGTCCATCTGGTTTAGTAATTGCTGAGTTAACATCAATATCATTGCTACCTGGTGTTACGTAAGGATATATGTTTTCTTGATAGTCAACACAACCTTCAACTGTAACAATAGCACCACTGCCTTGATTTATAAGATATAAACTAGCACCTTTAGTATCAATACTGTTTGTCTGAAGTCCTAATAACGTTGAACCCGATGTCGATGGAACTACTTTTCTAGCTGCCCATGCACCGTATCCAAGTAAGTTACCTGGACCGTTTTCAACGTCCTCATCAAATACAAAGTAAACTTCATCAGCTGATCCTCTGTAAACTTCAAGTCCTGCTACTCTACCAGGAACAGCTGCAATAGCTGCTGAAGTTTGATTAAGTGTAATAATTCTATCTTCAACTTTTAATTCAGTTGTTTCAATTGTCGTAGTCTCTCCTTCAACAACTAAATCACCTGTAATTCTAACAGTACCGCCGCTGGCATTTGGACCTACGTCAAGTTTTATCTCTCCGCCGTCTGTAACAGCTAGTACATAATTACCGTCTATTTTAGAATATCTTGCCATTTAATGTTTTCCTGTTCTATAAAACTAGGGGAGATATTACACTCCCCTAATTAAATTAGATTTCTGTCAGTACCATAATAGTTTCTGTAGAATCGTTCTGTATAGCCCAAGTGTAACGGACGTTGTTGAAATCTCTACAAGTTCTATTGTAAAGTTTTGCAATTCTTACTTGTCCGCCGCCACCGCCGGATAATGTTCCTTGAATTGACATTTGGTTAGCACCTAGTGCTCCAGATGCTGCATCAACTAGTGTACATATACCTACGTTGCCGCCGCCTGCTTTCGCATCGTCAACTTTGAATTTATTTACAGATCTTTGTGAAAGTATGTAACCTTCTTCTGATTCTGCGTTACCTGCAACTTGACAATTTACTGTAAAGTTTGTTCCATCACCTGGTGTACCGAAGTTCTTTTTATTTACTGGACGTCCCATTTTTTTCTCCTTAATAGTTTACGTTCTATGTAATACGCAGTGGGTCAATTCTGCATAAGTCTGCGTTGTGCAGCACGATTTACGACAATAGTATTTATCAAAAGAAGTTAGTTCGCAAAGAGTTCTTATCTTGTATGCTATTCAAAAATTTACTAAGATAGTCAAAATGTATACCTAATGTTTTAAATAATTCATTATGTAAACTTTCTGATACATGTATGTAACTTGACTTGCCTACATCGCTTACGTACTTAGAGTTTAATTTATAGTCAGGGAATATTCCTGCAACGAATAAGCAAGTGTCGCCTAATGTTTTTGCATCTCTATAATTGTTAATAGTTAGATAAGACTCTGCAAGAGTTCTAGGAAAAAAGTCTGGTCTGTCAACATAGGAAGCTAATAGAGCAACAATATAATGTTCTATGTCAACAGGAAGTTGTACTCCAGTGGTTTGTGAAGTGTCTTGTACGATATCATACATTATAGGAATGTATTCGTCCTTCATACAAGTATTTATGAAAAAGAAAAAGCTCTACCAGTTTCTTAGCAGAGCTTTTTAATGACTATGCAATTTATTTTAAATAATCCGGAACAAAAAAGTTTTTATGTTCTTTTCTTGCATCACTAATAAGTCCAAGACGCTTTTGCATATTGTAATTTAATACTCTTGGGTGCTTATCATGTTTAAGGGTTTGTTTTAAGGCATGCTTAAATGCCATTGCTTGTAGTTTAGTCATATCGACATCTCCTATTTCTAAAAGATGCGTTCCTTCGACATTATTGTCTACTTCCGTCCTTATGGATGAACGTATAATTATTTATCATTGAAAACCCGCCGAAGCGGGTTATTCGCAGTCTTGCGTTTCTAGCAATCTATGCATGTACTTTACTTGTTCATTACATACATTGTTACTTCGAAACCAAAACGCATTTCTGTATATGAAGGTTTTGTCCACATATGCTTTCTCCTAGTTAGTTAATAAAAACTACACTATTATTTAAACACATTATTGAGCAAAAGTCATACGTAAAATCATTAAAAGGTCATAAAAAAAGGGCGACCTAAGCCGCCCTTTAATGCTTTTACGCTTAGTAAAACTTAACTGAAGCTTACGTTAGCTACGCTTACACGTGCCAAGTAGTCAGCTGCGTTACCAAGAGATGATGCTGTGTTGTTTAACTCAACATATCCGTAACGTGTCATGAAGCTCACAACAGGTTCGAATGTGTCTGGGTCTAATACAACTCCACTGCTCATTAACGGAATGTATGGGCAGTAGAATGCAGCTGCGTCTGATTCACTTGAACCTTTATAACCAACTAATACATCAGTTGCGTCTGAAGCGTATGTGTTAACATATACTTTCATTGCATTGTTTAATGTACCAACTAGCTTAGTATTAGTAGGTGCTTCAAAAGAACCTTCAGTTGTTCTTGCGAACGCTGAAGTAGTAGCACTTTGTAATACTGTTAAGGTATGTGGTGAAACAACAGCAAAGTTACCAGCGCCACGACGTGTACGCTGAGCAATTTTGTTAGCTGCTCTGTTAATCATCACTGCTAAAGCTGCATGTTCATCACCAACAAATGTAGCTGTTCCGCTAACACCTGATTGATCATATTGAACATCTGACTCTGCAGTTCCTGCTAGGCTGTAAAGGCTAGCAATTACTTCTTGGTCAATCTCAGCAGTAATTTCTTGTGCTAATGCAGCCATAATTTCTGCTTCAACATCAATACCGTGCTGTGATTGTGCATCCTGAGCTGCTTCAAAAGTCCAGCGAGCTGATAGCTTTCTGGATTTCGCTTCTACAGTTTGCTTCAAGATTTGAATGCTAAGTCTGTTACCAGCTGAGCCTTCTAACGCTGATGTAGCAGCTGCTTTATCATCTAAAGCACCTGAATACGCTTCAGCAATCTTGAATGGGCTTAAAGCCTCATCACCAGCTGCTGTGTCTGTTCCGTTTGTTGAGTTTACTGCATCTGCATAACGTACTCTCAATGTGTGGATTTGACCAACTGGTCCAGTCATAGGTTGAACACCAACTAACTCGTTAGCAATAACGGTTGGCATTACACGTCTGATCACTGGAAGGATCACACGATTTAAGGTTGCGACGTTACCGGCGGAACTTGCACCAGCTGTTGCACTCTCTGACAAATACTTACGAGTATTCTCAAGTGTAGCAGCCATCACGCTTTTCTTGTTGCCGTTTAAGCCTTCAAGAAGTGCGCCTTTGGTTTCCTGCCAGCGACTTTCTAGTAGTTCTGACATAATTATCTCCTTAATTTAATCCAGCTAGACGACGAATGTCAACGACATTATTGTCCTCTGCTTGTCTACTGTTTGTTGTCATTTCTTCTCTGTTGCCTGTTATCTCTTTGCCTTCTGTAAGCGCCTTCTTTTTAGCTGGAGTATTACCGTCAATAACAGTAGGTAAGTACTTATCAAACGCCGAACGTAGTTTAGGTGTTTGAACTGATTCCAGTAAGTCTGACATAATTTCCTTTTGATCTTTCGATAAAGGTCCTGTCAATTCATTTAGAACGGTTGCTCTTTCTGCTGATTCAATTAGTTTTTGTTTTTCAACATTAACCGATTCAGCTAATTGTTTTGCCTTTGTCGCAAATGCTTTTGCTTCTGCAAGTTGTAGATCTTTAGCATCTAAAACTTTCATTAGTTTAGCAGTCTCCGACTTTTCATTTAGATAGCTATTTGAGTATTCGCTAGCGAATGCTTCAAACAACTTACGACCGAAGTCGTTTCTACGTGCTTCTTCAATATCTTCTTTAAGTTGTCCAATCTCACTGTTAAGTGTTGATTCAACAATTTCAGATACTTTAGTTGCACTTCTTTCGATAAAGTCTTTTCTGACTTTGGCGAAGTGTGATTTAGCTTCACGTACTAATCGTACTTTTGTTTCGGCTAAGTCTTTTTTATCTTCTGCAAATTCTGCAATTTCTTTTGCAAGTTGCTCGACGACAAATTCTTCCAATTTGCTAAAGTTTTCAGCCATAGCTTTTTGGTCTTCGTGTAATTCAGAAACTTCTTTACCTAGTTGTTCAATAACAAACTCTTTTAGTAGGCCTGCGTTTTCACGCATTGCTACTGCATATTTTGCTTTTGCTTCTGCTAGTTGTTTGCGGTCTTCTGCAAACTCGGAAATTTCCTCTGCAAGTTTTTCACTTACTAACGAATCGATAGCTTCAACCATAGTTGATTTATCGTGTTCGTATTTCTGTGCAAACTCTTCACGTAGTTCTGCTGTTACCTCTTGGCGATTTTCTGTCACCTTCTGGTCCCATGCTTCTTGAATTTGTTGACGCACATCTTCTGAAACTACATCGTTTTCAAAAAGTGTTTTTAATGCATCCAACATAATTATCTCCTTTTATTGGAGTCGACTGATTATATTAATCAGCGATTCTTTTAAGTATTTCTGTGCCTTTGGGTCTTGTTTTGTTGCCTGTGCTAGTTCATATGCCGCCATTCCTCCACGTGCATTCATTAAATGCTCGTAGATTGGTGTTGGATATGCTCCTGGGGCGCTAGGCTGAGCCACAACGTCCACAGTAATTATTTCGAAGTCCGATACTTCACCGGACCCGTCTTCTGATACATTACCCGAACCCCTAGATGAAACACCTAATTTAACTCCGCTTTCAAGCATTGTTTTAACTAGTTGTCCCATTGGGGTTGGTAATATTTTCAATTTTCCATAACCATTATTCCCGTCCATCCAACATGATTCAATCATATGTGATACACGATCTAAGTTAATATTAAGTCCTTCTGGATGATCAACTTCTCCAAGAACACTATATCCTCCTTGTATTTGATCATTAAGAGTTTTGACAGCCCTGCCAATTTCGTTTACAGGATATACACGTTGGTTAGCATTACGCACACCGCCTTGTATACATATACCTTTAAGGTATAGGTCTTTTCCCTCGTTAGCAGACTCAATAACCAAATTAGCTTGGTCGAATGTCAATGTCTCTCGTAGGTTTCTCATTCAGATATTCCTAATTTACTTGCCAACAACAGATTTTTTGTTGTCTGCAGCTTCGCCTGCGCTCTTTTTCTCAGCGCCATGGCCTTTTGAATCACCTTTTAAAGATTTAGAAGCTTTTCCGCCTGGCTTATTTACGTTGCCTGCGTCTTCTTCTTTTGCTGCTTCTGCTGTGCGTCCACTTTCTTCACCGCCTTGTGCAATGTTTCCAGCTTCTCCGCCCATGTCGTTAGCACTTGCTACTGGTGATTTTGCTTTATTGTCCTCACCTTGCTTGTGTGTAACTTTTTCAACATACTCACGCATTGTTTCAGCTTCAGATTTTTCTTCGTCTGCTTCATCAACTTCTTCGTCAGTAGCTTCGTCAACTTCTTCATCAGTTGCTTCAAAGTTCAATGACTCTTCTTCTGAATCGTCATCTTCTTCACCGTCGTCTTCGTCTTCGTCGTCGTCGGATTCTTCTTCATCACCAGCGCCTTCGTCGCCAGCAATCATTTTTTCAAATTCTGATTTAAGATCGTCTAATGCGTCTTCTAAATCAACAACACGGTCTTCAATCTCTTCGTCGTCGCTTTCACCTTCTTCGTCGCCGTCCATTGCATCTTCGATGTCACCCATCATGTCGTCTGCTGGATCTGCTTCCATTGGATCTGCTTCTACTTCAAACTCGTCTAAGTCAAAGTTTTCTTTAACGTCTTCGTCTTCTTCTGACGCTTCATCAACTTCTTCATCAGTAGCTTCTTCTACTGCTTCGTCTTCGTCGTCTGCTGATTCTTCAACTTCTGCAGCTGTTTCTTCAACTTCTGCTAAGTCGTCTTCTAATAATGATTCGTAGATGTCTCTTGATCTTTCAACTACGATTTCGTGGAATAATTCTTCTGCTCCGGCTCTGTCTTCGTTAACGAGCTTCTCAAGCATGTTTTCAAACTTGTTTTGGTCTGCCATTTTTTTCTCCTATAAATTGTTTACCTATGGTAAGGCTGTCACTAGTATTTACTATATAGACGAAAATCAGTGCTAAAACAGGCTCAAAACGAGCTTTTTTGTAATGTGAGAGGTTAGATCTTCACTTTTACATGAAAATCGTCAACTAACATCGCATTGTAATTGACAAAACTATTTAGTTTGTGAGTCTGTAAATTATCTGGTAATATTACTCTACAGTAGTTTATTTGCTGGTTTTTTCTTATAACTTCTTCAGTTTGTCTAAGCCAATTATGATAATACATTGCTCTGTTACCTTCTTGCATATAGTTTTTAGTGTTAGCATATACATTATTATATAGTTTTCCTGCGCCTAACCCCATATAATCAAACCCTATCATATAGATAATGTTATGATCGTGTTCGCTTGCTAACCATAATGCTGTTGGTCCACTACTCCAACCTAATGATTTATTAAAATAATTAAATCCTATCAGGTCTTTTGTGCGATCACTTTTATTTGTCCATACATTATTATGTTTATATTGATATCCTGCTTCGTTTATTTCAAAAACCATTTTAGGATCTACAGCAATTAAGTAATCAGGATCAAAATCTCTATAAACAGCATTACAAGCATAGACTGTGCCGTGTTGTTTAAGTTGATTAAGGTTGATTCCTTTTCTACTTACACCATTTCCGATAACAAATGCTGTTTTTGCTTTCATCTTAAAGACTAAACTGTTCTTTGAACTTATCTATATGTAAATTTTTGAAGTTAGGATGGTCGTTAAGGTCTTTAGGCAAGTAACTTTTATCATTTACTATTCTATAGTAATTAATATCTGTATGGTCCTTAAATACCGATTTAGTTTGACGCATCCAGTTACCATAAAACGTTGGACCTTCAGTAGATTTCTTATAATTCATTGTATCTGCATACAAATTGTTAAATTTTTCATTATCTATGCCCTGAAAATCGAAACCTAAGATATATACGTTCTTAAATCCGTGCTGACTTGCTAACCATAATGCTGTTGGTCCACTACTCCAACCTTTACTAGGCGAAAAATAATTTAAACCACTCATGTTTTGAAAACTTTTGTTAGGATTTGTCCAAACAGGAACTTTATGTTGATATCTTGACTTATTAATTTCTAAAATCATTTTAACATCAACAGCAACTAAGTAATCTGCTTCGAATGTTCTATATAATGCATTACACCCGTAAACTTTACCTAACTTTTTTAAATCTTCTGGATCAATAGGAGCTCTGCTTACGCCGTTACCTAGTACAAACGCTGTGTTAGGCTGAAATGATTCGTGAATTTCTTTAACAGATGGTGTAACAGTTTGTTGTTGCTGAAGTTTAGCCGCGGCTTTTTCCTGACGACGAGCTTCTTTTATCTTGCGCCATTGTTCTTTTGTATATTGAGACTTATCTAATTTGGCCATTACACCCCGCCGGCTTCAACAGCTGGAATTCCATACATCTGTTTAATAAAGTCAAGTTCTTTACTTGCTTCTTTAGTATGTATGTCGGCTGCTTTGCGGACGCGGTTAATTTGGGATAGTGTTAATCTTGTTTTGCGAGAATCGCTTTTCTTAACTACTGAATCGTCAAGATTTGGGTCGTAAGATGAGTCTTCGACTGGTTCTAATGTTTCTTTATCAAAATAAAATAATTCACGTAGTATCATAATAGTATTTATACCGTTTGGTCAGTTGTTGCTGTATCAGCACCAGCAGCACCTGTTGCTGTTTCGGGTGCTTCTGCATCTGCACCAACATCAGGTTGTGTAGTGTCGGCCGCTTCGTCTTCGATGCCACCTAAATCTGCATCAATACCAGCTGAACTTATTCCGGCTCCTCTTAATTCTCCACTAGGGTCACCTGGAGGTGGTGCTAGTGTTTCGTCATTTTCTTCTCTCCACAGTCTTTCGTTTTCTGCAAGCTCTTCATCAGTCATACCTAAGAATCGTTTCATTGCAAAACGATTTGAAATATAAGGTATTTGACTCATTTGTGTATATGTTGGTACTCTTGCATTGTCGATTTCACTTTGTCTGTAACTTGCAAAGTTCTGTGGTGGTTGAAATCTTAAGTCAAACATTGCTGTATCAATGTTTATACCTTTTTCAAGAATATATCGTTTAAATTCTTGATTAAATTCTTCAATTAATAAATTTTGTAGTCTTTCGCAATACGTATTAAAGCGTAGCTCTTGAATATATGCTGTTCCTACTCGACCGTCATTGTATTGGCTACTTGCATCATCAGCGCCGGTAGGTAAGTAACTGCTAGGAATTCGTAAACCACGTACGAGCTTATTAGTAAAATATCTAAGGTCATCAATTTCTCCTAAATTAGTACCGCCTGGCAGTGTTTCAACTTTAGATCCACGCCCTTCTGCTGTTTGTGGGAAGAAATAGTCTTCGTTTATACTTAAAGGATTGTAACTACTATCAATTACGTTAGTGCCGCCGCCTGTTTGTGATGGTATACGTCTTTGATGTATCTCTGTTTTTACTCTTTCAACAAATTGCATTGCTAAGTGACTAGGCATGTTACCTACGTCAACATAAAATACACGTCTTTCAGGTGCTCTTTGCACACGATAGATAATAATAGCATCTTCAAGTAGTTCTTTTTGTTTGTAAACTTTGAATACAGTTTCTAATAATGAATTACCAAAAGGATAATTCATATCTAAGCCTTCTGATAGACTTAAATGGACTATATGTTTTGCATCAACGGCTAATTCATTGTCTGCATTTTGAAAACGTCCACCTGCAGCATTTTGTGTGTTAACATTTCCGACCATGCCTCTTGCACCGCCAGTTAAATAACCATCACCGCCGCCTGTAACATTGCCATTAGTTTGAAAAGGTGTTGTTGCAACCATTTCTTTAAAGTTTAAATTAAAATCTTTGATTACATACTGTTCAGGCCTTTTGCCTTCGCTTTCATTAACAATAATTTTTGTTAATTTACCCGGATCAACATGATATAATTTTTTAGTTTCAGGATCTCTAATAAAAAATGAATCACCCATTTTAAATGTGTTACGTAAAATACGGAACATGCGTGTTTCAAAGTTTTGTAACTTACACCATTGTTGTAAGTATTGCTGTATAATTGTAATTTCTGAGTTTGTTGCTTTTGTTTTATAATCAGTTATAAACGGAGTTCTATTTTGTGTGTTTTGTTGTGTACAAAATTCAGCAAGAATATCAAGTGCTGCGTTTACTTCACTGTCCATATCCATTGTGTTATACTGACCGTATCTTTCAACACGATTTGGACTACCAACATATACATCTGGTAGGTAAGAACTATAATTTGATTTAGCCGGGCCAGCATTCATACTACCACCACGACCGCTAAAGGGACTATAACTCCCTTCTGCGTTATTACCAGTCGGTACTGGTGTAAAATATTTTTTCCAACTCATATATTATCCTAACTGTGTGCGGTTCCAGTGTCTCTTATTGCTCTAGGCAATTTAGAACCAGTATTATCTGATATTGTTTGTAACACAGTTAACACCGACTCCATAGTTGTATTTAACTGATTATTAACATTTCCAGACATACCTTGACTTTTAAGTACGTCTGCCGATGCAACACCTGTTCCTCCGCCAAAGAACCCTTTGTTATCTTCAGAAAGAGTTTTGTTTAAATCTTTAAAAGTCTCATTTAAACTCTTTACTGCATCATTATACTTGGAAACGCCGTTGTTGTCAAGCTCATTTAATGAAGAAATAGTGGTTTTGAACCCATCAATTTGTCCAATTGCGTCCATATTACCTTTTAAATCCATTAATTCTGCATTTAACGAAGCATAACTTACAGTTGCTAGATCATTTAATGATCCGTTCGTACCTGTTGGTAGTGTTACACTTGGTGCATTTGATGTTGCTAGTTGTGTTGTAGCGTCTGTGCCTGCACTTGCTGTTTCGTCACCACCTAATAATGATTTGCCTTCTCCGCCCATCCATTTTGGTAAGTAAGATTTAAAATTAGGCATTTTAAAGTCGAATGTAAAGAATCCTTTAACAGCATCAAACACTGATTGGAACATATCTTTTATGCTTGGCATTTCCATTCCTTCAAAGTTAAACCATCCTGTAATAGTTGTCCATGCATCGCTTGCCAATTGACTAAAACTAAATGTGCTTTCACCTTCTCCAAAACCAAACCAACCTTTAACAGTTGCCCAAGCATCTGATGCTAGTTTACTAATTGAATATGCAGCTTCTCCTTCGCCAAAGCCGAACCAACCTGTAACTGTGTTCCACATATCAATTGCTGTATCACTAATACTAAATTTAGTGTCTAGGAAGTTAAACCAACCAGTAACACTTTCCCACATTTTTGTTCCAACTGCACTTATACTAAATGTTTCACCTTCACCAAACGTAAACCACCCGGTAACTGTGTCCCACATAGTTTTTGCTAAATCACCGATACTATATAAGTTTTCCATAGTAAAGATATCTGTTACTGTGTCCCAAACATCACTGAACAAGTCTTTCATAAATTGTATACCAAATACCGCTGTAACTGCCGCCGCTATACCTGCTGGAATAGCAAGTACTGGTGCTGCTATTGCAGCTCCTATTCCTATTAGTCCGCCAACAAATAATGTTCCCCACGGTATATTAAGATCAACGCTTTCCCAAGCTGTAGCGATTGCTTCACCTAACAGTTTACCAACATCAATTTTCTTACCTTCTTTTCCATCTTTTGAAAACAATTTCTTTACTGCTTCGGAAAAGCTAGTGTCTTTTATATCTGTTATAAATCCTTTAATCTTTTCAGTTATTTCCTCAATTTTAACTTTAAGATTTTCCATTGCTGTTTTGAAGGTTTCCGTTCCAGATACTTTCTTAGTTCCATCTGCAACTTCATCACCAGCTGTAACAAAGATACTTGCTAGGCCTTCTAAGCCTGTAGCAATAACACTAAGTACTCCGCTTTCAATAAATGCTTCAGTTAATGCATTTTTAATTTTGTTTACTCTGTTTTCAAAATCTGTAAATCCTTTGGTTATTTTATCTCGTTGTTTTTGTTCTCTTTCTAATTCTTCAAAATCAATTGTTTTATTTGCATATTTTTGTAAATTTCCAATTTCCCCAAAAAGCATTTCAAAAGGATGTCCTGGAATATCTGCAAAAGTACTACCCATACTGTCTCTAAAGTTTGCTATTTCTGGACCTAACTGTTTTAGTCTATCCTGAAACTCTTGAGGTGTAAGATTTTTCATATCTTCTGCAAGTCTTTGAAAACCTGGACCCATCTGAGCCATTTGTATAGCCATTTCTTTTTGCGGTGTTCCGTCTGCTAAGTCTTTAAACCCTTCATATAAGTTTGGACCCAATTCCGATAATGTAGCTAGGTTTGTTTTGTATTTTTCCTGTTCTTTATCAGTCATCCTTGCCAGCATTGCTTGTGTTTGTGCATCGTTTGCCTGCGCTAGTAATTGTTCTTCTGCTTGCTTGCGACTCATTCCTGTTATTCTCGTTAGCTTATCAAGCTGTCCTAGGTAAGCTGTAAGTCCTTCTTGTTCTGCTCTAGATCCTCTTGCTTCAAGGCGTCCTTGACGAGATTGTTGTTCGATATATGCTGCTGACAATTCAGTTAGTTCGGATATAGTAAAACCTAGTTCTAAAAACCCTGCTTCACGTGCTGTCTTTGACAATGCTCCTAAACGTTTTGCGCCTTCACTAATAGTTCCGCCTAGTAGTGTCAGTGTGTTAGCATTATTTTGTACTGCAGATGCAAACGTGTCTAGCGGTAAATTTGCTTGTGCAGCTGCTAAACGTAACTCTAATAAATTATTATTAAATGAAGCACCGTTTTGAGATAGTTGTCTAAATGTATCTACACCGTCTTGGAAAAATCCAGCAAGAGATCCTAGTATTCCGCCTACTACCGGAAGTGTCGAAGCAAATTCTCCAATAGTGTTTGCACTTGTTGTAAACACCATTCCCATATTGACAACAGACATGCCTAAATTTGCAATGCTGCCTAAAACTTTACCGAAACCGCTTGATAACCCTTGTGTAAACCCACCTAATGCCTCAGTTGCTTCTTTAGTTGCTTTAGTTTCTTTTTTATTGGCTTTAGTGCCTTTGTTTACTGAATCAGTGTACAGTTTTGTTGCTTTATCTTCAGCTTTTTTGGTTTTGGAGTCACTAGATCCGCCACCCATTGCTTTTAGTGTTTTTACTAATTCAGCTAATGTGGCCTCAGAGGCAGGTCCTCCGGCAACGTCAACAATTTTTACTTCATCAGCCATGTTTTTCAGTCCTAGTTATATACGCATATAAATATATTTGATACATATTAATATAATGTATTTATACGGAGAAAAATATGTCAGAAATAAACCAACAAGGATCTAATCCTTTACAGAAGTATTTTCGTCAACCTAAGTTGTATATTAGCCTTCCAAGTAAAGGGAAGTTCTACCCTAATGGGGCATATGAAAGTACAGAAAGTGGTGAGCTCCCGGTATTTTCAATGACAGCAAAAGACGAGCTTACGTTTAAGACACCGGATGCTTTACTTAATGGACAAGCAACAGTTGATGTAATACAAAGTTGTATTCCTAATATTAAAAATGCATGGATGATGCCAAGTATCGATCTTGATGCATGTTTAATTGCAATTCGTATGGCAACATACGGAGAAGAAATGGGTATTACTATTAAGAAACCAGTAACTGGCGAAGAAGCCGAAATGAACGTAGATTTACGTGGAATTATGGATAACTTTTCAGATGCTGAATATATTGATAGTATTGCAGTAGGCGATATGATAGTTGGTCTAAGACCTCTAACATATAAAGAGTTTACTCAAAATGCTCTTAAGACTTTTGAAGAACAGAGAATATTTAATATTGTTAATGACGAAACAGTTGAAGATGAAGCAAAACTTCAAGCATTTACAAATTCATTTGTAAAACTTACTGCGTTAACAGTGAATATGATATCAACAGGAATTACATCAATCCAGGTTGGTGATGAGGTAGTTGATAACAGAAAGCATATTGACGAGTTTATTGCTAATGCTGATAAACAGTTCTTTAACTCAATTACAGAACATTTAACTAAACAAAAAGAATCTTTTTCAGTTAAACCATTAACTGTAACTTCTACACCGGAGGATATCGAAAAAGGTGTACCGGCAACATATGATGTTCCGATTACATTTGATCAATCAAATTTTTTCGCATAAGGATCCTGACGTGGACCGTCCCAGAGATCCTAGCAGAAGTTAAGGTCCTCGAACAAAATACTAAACAAATGAAACTTGAGTTGTCTAAGTTGTGTTGGTATATGCGAGGAGGTCTATCTTTAGAAGAAGCCTATTGGACCAGTCCTGAAGATAGAGAAGTTATGGGTAAACTTATTGAAGAAAATATTGAAACTACTAAGAAAACGCAGATGCCGTTTTTCTAAACACTAAGTAAAGGTTTAACAATATCTGATAAACCTGCTTTCTTAATTTGATTTGCAAGACCTATAAGTACTGGATTTCCTAATTCATCTGAAATTTTTCTAGGAGCCATTTTTGCTGTCTCATTGTTAACCCATTGTGCGCCAGCCCATACATACACATTACCGTCACTTGCACGACTAACTTGTCCTGCACCTTTAGCAACTTTAATTTTAGGATTGCGTTTTAGTTTTGGCTTAGGAGCAGCTTTTTTACTTTTAAATTTATCTTTAATTGTATCAAAGACTCCTTCTTTAACTGCAGGGTCGTTACAGTTACAATGTTTACAATCAGCTGGACATTTACAATCTGCTCTTTTTACTTCAGCACCACAGCACTTGTCAGAACAGTATGCATCTTTATCTTGTTCATTTAAAATTTCTTGTACGTTCATATCATGCTCGCTAACTGTTGTTTTTGTTTATCATTTAAACCATTTATTTTCTTTGCTAAACTAGCTGGAACTTTAGGTTGTTTAGGTTCTTTAGCAACAACTGGTTGCTTACTAGGAGTTGCAACTTTTGGTGCTGTTGTACCTGGTGCTTGTGCATATTTTTGTGCAGACACCATAATGTGTTTATCAATTTCTTGTTTACTAAGAAGATCTTGGTCAAATGCTTGTAAATGTAAAGTAGGATACCCTTTGCTTCTAAGATAACTTGCTAACGTGTTACCATTAACTTGTTTATAGGTTTTTCCTATCTTACCAAGGTAGTTACTAAATCCAGTTTTTAATTCGTTTGCATCGTCTCCAACTTCAACTCTGCCTTTAAGTTCTGCAGACTTGTTTTTAGCGCCAAAGGCGCCCGCAACTTTTGCACCTATTTTACGTAGACGTTGTTTTCCTGTACTTACAGGTGCTTCATCAATGTCGCCTTCATTACGTGGAGGATTATAATTCCACATATAAGAACCAGCACCCATATAAGAACCACGTTTATAACCCGCCATAATCATAGCATCGTCGGTATCAATACCCTTTTCTTCAGCCCACTTCATAATGTAGTAAGATCGTTGTGAATCAGATACACCAGCAAATTTTGCTATAACGTCAGCATCAGGTGTTGCTTCTTCTTTAATTATTTCAAATATATTCATTCTGAATTGTTCCTAATAAAGATATAATTTTATTAATTGTATTTATGTTTAGAAAAGAGCTAAAGCTCTTTTATGTTTTCGCTAACGCTCAAACATGTTTATTTTTTGTTAGATAGAAGTGATAGATATGAATTAAAGCATTATTACGAAGTAATAATGTAATTGCTTCATGTAGATTGTTTCAGTCAGACGGAACCTGTTTACGGTTCCATCCAATCTTGGGTGACTTCATGTGAGTCGTCGCAGCCGAGACATTGGAAGTAGGTTATTTTTTATACACAAAGTACAATGGGCTCTGACCTTTCCCAACCTACGTCGACATCGCTTACGCTACCTCTCGCTTCGTTCCTATTGCTAAAGAGTTTTTATGTACTGTGTTTGTGTTTTTCGACTGCCAACATTCAATCTATATCAACTGGTGAGCCCAATTTGTTTGGTGGCTTCCACACTCTGGTGTGTTAATCAATATGTACGTGTGCTTCTATACGAGAGCTTTTTCCACAGCGGTATTACTAATCTGGCCCGCTAACCTTTTGTGTTGGATTGTTTTGCCTTAATATTTTGTTCTAACAATGCCTGCTTTAGTTTGTCAGATCCGCCTACTCTTACATTAATAATACCGTTATAGTAATCATCTGTTTCAAGTACTCGTCTATCAAACTGTTCTCTCGCCTCTATGTAGGACATTTCGCCCCTGCCTTTGCATAGGTATAGTATTTCTCGTGTGAATTTGTCCGGGCCTAATTTTGCAACATCTGCATTTAATCTATCTGAGCTACCCCAGTAGTCACGCCAGTCGCTTTCTTTTGTTCCACGTCTTTTATTCTTTTTGCCTTTTAGCGGTGGTTTTGTAGTTTTAAATTTTGCTAGTTTTTTGCCTACGTATTTTTGCCCGGTAGTAGTGTTTGTTATGAGATATACAAAACCTTCATACTCTTCTGGTATTTTGTCTATTGTTTTGCCTTCATAAGTCCACTGCATGAACTTACTTACCGTAGCCTTAATTTGTGCCTTCGTCGTTTTGGTTCTTTAGTTTTTTATCTAAGTGCATGGTGTGTATTTCGTCCATGCGAATTTTTGCAAGACGTCTAATTTCTCTTAAACAGCGTCTTGCTGATTGGTGCGTTCTAACTGAATTTCTTGACTCAAACTTCTCGTTTTCCTTAAAGTATTCAAGATACATCTTAGTTAGTCGGTCATGTGTGTCGTCTTCAATCATTCTTCATAAACTTCGATATCATTTTCATAACTGGTATAACCGTTTTCTTTTACAACTTTTAATACGTTGCTAACTCTACCAATTAATTCGTCTTTGTGTGAAATTAAAAATACATTCTTATCGCCTTCACGTCCCATCTTTTTAAGAACAGCCAAAGATCCTTCAACTCCTGCTGTATCCATACCACTATCAATAAGCTCGTCAATAAACATTAAATTAATTTTTTGATATAGGCTTTCCCAAACATCACGGAATGCAAAGCTCATGCCTAGTATTAGTCTATTACGTTCACCTCTTGACAAGTTATCAAAGTCTAAATCCTGTCCGAGTTGCGTAATTTCTACACTTAGATCGTTTTGGAATACTACTAAATGCGGAAGTCCTAGTTTATCTAAATAATATGTTAACCTATTGTTAAGATATGCAAGATTTTGATCAATAATCTTTTTACGAATAAAACTATCTTTGTTTGTTAATAGTTTCAACAAGAATTCTTGATGGTCTTTAAAATCAGTAAGATCGTTCACAGGCGTCCAATCAATTTTTTGAATTGCTGTGTTACTAAGATCATCAATTTGAGATTGATATGGATCGTCTTCGTCTTTTCTTGATTCCCACGCCTTCTTTAAAGCACTAACATTCTGTCTATGATCATATGCTTCTTTTGCTGTTTCGTAGAACGTTG